CGAAAGCCGCCGATAAGCTCGCGGTGGAGACTATGGACATCGCGGACAGCATGGCCGACAGCAATCCGCAGCGCGACGTCCAGCGCATCCGCACTCGGCAATGGCTGGCCGAAAGGTGGGATCAGAAGACTTATGGCTTACAAAAGCAGGCGCAGGTGACGATCAACATGCAGGACCTGCGCATCGATGCACTGCGCCACGTCGAGGTCATCGACGACTTATCCACAGGGGAAAAGGCATGATGTTCATCGCGGCCTGTGGACAACTGGCATTTGCCGAGGTTGCTCATGTATAACCTGTGCGTAACACCTTGCGTGGTTAACATAATGGACATCGTATAAAGCCGACAAATGCGCACAAATACACAAAGGCCAATCGAATCAACGACTTACGCGCACCAGCGCCTCAGAAGTTGTCCACATACGCCGAAGGTACTCATCCGCTGGCGCGGCGGCTCGACCCCCCCCTTCGCTCGGTGCGGCGGGGGCGGCTGATGGTGCACCCTAACAGCTACCGAAACCCATGACCCACCCCCCTACCCCCACTACGCAAGCCGCCAAGCCGCCCAAAAAAAAATTGGCCACAGCACCCGATAACCCATTTGTGGAATTCGTCAAGCTCTACAAGAACAACCCTGTGCTCTTTGTGCGCGAGGTGTTGAACACTGAGCCTGATGGCTGGCAGATTGAGTTCCTTAATCACATTGCGGCAGGCAACCGGCGCATCAGTGTCAGATCCGGCCATGGCGTTGGCAAGTCAACGGCCAGCGCCTGGGCGATGCTCTGGTATCTGTTCCTGCGCTTCCCTGTCAAGATCGTGGTGACGGCGCCAACATCCAGTCAGTTGTATGACGCCTTGTTTGCGGAGGTTAAGAGATGGGTGAAGGTGTTGCCACCTGTCTTGGCCGACCAGTTGGAGGTGAAGCAGGACCGCATTGAGATGAAGAGCGCCAACAATGAGGCGTTTATCTCAGCCAGAACTTCCCGCGCCGAGCAGCCTGAAGCCTTGCAGGGGGTTCACAGTGACAACGTGATGTTGGTGGCTGACGAGGCCAGCGGTATCCCTGAGCAGGTATTTGAGGCCGCGGCTGGCTCGATGTCGGGACACGCTGCCGTCACCCTGTTGCTGGGCAACCCTGTGCGGTCCAGCGGTTTCTTCTTTGACACGCACAACCGTCTGACGGCTGACTGGATCACGATGAAGGTGTCTTGCGCCGACTCTCCGAGGGTCAGCGAAGCCTACATTGAGGAGATGAAGGCGCGTTACGGCGAGGAGTCAAATGCCTACCGCATTCGCGTCCTGGGTGAATTCCCAAGAAGTGACGACGACACCGTGATCCCCATGGAGTTGCTTGAATTGGCGACACAGCGGGACGTGGAGGCGAGTAAGCACGCACCTCTTGTGTGGGGTTTGGATGTGGCGCGGTTTGGCTCTGACCGGTCTGCTCTGTGCAAGAGGCAGGGAAATGCGGTGGTGGAGCCCATTAAGACGTGGAAGAACTTGGACCTGATGCAGCTCACAGGTGCAGTCGTGGCCGAGTATGAGATTTTGATGCCGTCCCAGCGGCCACAAGAGATCTTGGTGGACTCGATTGGTTTGGGCGCCGGCGTGGTTGATCGGCTGAAAGAGTTGGGGTTGCCTGCTCGCGGCATCAACGTGGCCGAGTCACCGGCCATGGGCGGGACGTATAGGAACTTGAAGGCCGAGCTGTGGCACAAGGCCAAGGCGTGGCTTGAGCAGCGGGACTGCCGGATGCCCAAAGATGAGGCACTGATTGCTGAATTGGCGGCTGTGCGTTATTCGTTCACGTCCAACGGCAAGATCCAGATCGAGGGTAAGGATGAATTGAAGAAGCGCGGGATGTCGTCACCTGACAGAGCTGATGCTTTTTGTTTGACGTTTGCATCTGATGCTGTGATTGGGATGTATGGCTCGACTGCCTCGACCAAGTGGAATCAGCCACTGCGCAGAAACTTGCCACGGGTTGCATAATTAGTTAATTCTTTAAAGGAGTGATTCAAATGAAGATGACAAAGGCACAAAAGAAAGTTGGCTCTGTGATGTCTGAGTACAAGGCTGGCAAGCTGCACTCTGGCAAGGGCGGCAAGGTTGTGAAGAGTCCCAAGCAGGCCATCGCCATTGCGATGTCTGAGGCCAAGATGCCCATGCGCGGTGCTCGCACTGCCAAGAACATGAAGACAAAGGGGATGCGTTAATGGCTACCTTAAAGCGCACCATGGATCAGGCCATGGACAAAGACGAGGGTTATGAGGGCGGCGATGAGGGCGAGAGCTGCCCCATGGCGACTCAAGACATTACGTTGAATCTGAAGAATCGCGGCAAGGCGATTGATTCTGCCGACTATGGTCCTGAGAATCCCAAGCTGCCCAATAAGCAGTACTGGATGAAGATGGCCGATGAGTGGCAGGTGTCTGAGGATGACGCGAAGATGAGCCTTTGCGGGAACTGCGCGGCGTTCAATCAGGAAGAGTCGATGCTTGAGTGCATTGCTGAAGGCATTGGCGACGAGGGCGACCCTTGGGCAATGATTGACGCTGGCGACTTGGGCTACTGCGAGATCTTTGACTTTAAGTGTGCGTCCAGCCGTACCTGCTCGGCTTGGGTGGTGAGGGAAGATGATGGCGAGGAAGAGCCTGAGTCCTTGCTGACCATCAAGATTGGGGTCAAGAATGAAGACTAAGCCTGGCCTTTATGCGAATATTCAAGCCAAGAGAGCGCGTATCGCGGCTGGCTCTGGCGAGAAGATGAACAAGCCTGGCACGAAGGCCGCGCCAAGTGCTGCTGACTTCAGGGCGGCGGCCAAGACGGCCAAGAAGCCAAAGAAGTCGGCCAAGTGATTGCGCCGATTTGCATTTCAACAGTCAACGGCAAAGGTTTGCGGGTGATGCTCACAAGCATTGCCGAGTACTGTCCCGAAGTGCCTGTCTATTTGCGCGGTCCAGAGTCCATTATTGGCGGTTATGACACTGATCTGAAGATCTTTGGTGCGCCGCGCAATTTCGGGGAAGATTACAACGACGTCATGGACCGCGCCTTTGCTGATGGCTTTGACTCTGTGATCTGCGCCAATGACGATATTGTGTTGACACCCACCAGCTACAAGCATTTGCTAGAAGATGTGGCGCAGCTGAAGGCCGAGACTGGTGAGCCTGTTGGCTGGGTGGCGGCAAGATGTGACGCTGCGCGGCCTGTGCAAAATGTGCGCAGCAATCCCTTTGGGCAGGATCTGCACTACTTCAAGTACCCATATGAAGACGCCATTGTCCCCATGGAGGTGCTGAGTCCCATCTTTTCATGGATTGGCCGCGATGCGTGGGAGTGCTTCAAGTTTCCCCCTTTGAACTGGTACTCGGATGATGTGCACTGCGAGGATTTGCGTGCCGCTGGCTTTCATCATTACCTGAGCCGGTCTTATGTGCACCACGTTGGAAGCCAGACGATTGGCTTGAATGGCGAGAGACTGATCCAGCAGGCCGTGCCATGGATACGCAAGAACAGGCCGCAATATGCAAAAGACTGGTTTGGTTCTTAATCTCGGCTCTGGCAAGGACGCCAGGGCTGACTGCATCAATGCTGACATCCGCAGTGATGTTGGAGCCGATTGGGTGGTGGATATTTCCAAACTGTCCTATGGCGAGGTGGTCGAGCACGGCGGCCAACAGATCGGCATCAAGCCTTTTTGCTTTGAGAAGATTCTGGCGTTTGACGTGTTGGAGCACATCCCCGACCTGGTGAAGGCCATGACTAACTGCCGTGATCTGTTGGTTGATGGCGGTGAGATGCACATCCATGTCCCCTATGAGTTGAGCCATGGCGCGTGGCAAGACCCGACACATGTGAGGGCGTTTAACGAGAAGTCTTGGATTTACTACTGCGACTGGGCGTGGTATTTAGGCTGGAAGGGTTCACGGTTTGAGATGACTCATTTGGAGATGCGTCTCAGCGAGTATGGTGCGGGACTAAAATTGCCGCAAGATGAGGTGATGCGTTTGCCTCGCGCAGTTGAATCCATGTATGTGATTTTGAAGAAAGTGCCTTATGAAGACACCAGCGTGGCAGCGTAAAGAGGGAAAGAGTCCGAGTGGCGGCCTGAATGCGAAGGGACGCGCCAGCGCCAAGGCCGAGGGCATGAATCTCAAAGCGCCTGTGAAGTCTGGCGACAACCCGCGCAGGGCGTCATTCCTTGCGAGAATGGGCAACATGCCTGGCCCTGAGATGAAGGACGGCAAGCCTACACGGTTGCTGCTGAGTTTGAAGGCGTGGGGCGTGTCAAGTAAGGCCGACGCCAGAAAAACCGCCAAAGCAATATCTGCAAGGAACAAGAAATGATCAACGACATGAATATCAGCACTGACATGGCGGCCATTGAGCCGATGGACGACACCGAGTTG